GAAAGAAGGAAGAATACCATCGAGAGAAATATCTACAAAAAAGATTGCTACAAAGAATAGTTTAGATGCCTTCCATCTCTTCGAGTTAGAAAAGACTTTGGATTCCGCAGGAATACCACCTAAGAGTTTTACGGAGTTCTTGAATAACTTTTGCTTTGGTCGTTCTTTTGGTGCTGGCTCGCAGAAGGGTGTTACTGATTTACGCGGTAAAGACCTTGCGGTAATTCTTAAATACCAGACGGCAACGGCACCGACTGTTGGTAAGCTATTCAATTCCTATGTATTCCACATCCGCCGTTTAGTCCTTAAAGATGGTGGTGTTGATGTTGTAGCTTAATTATTATTTTTTATTTTTAACAATAAATTTATTTTCTTATCATAAATAAATGATTGGAGAAATATGCAAAAGTCCACATATTCAATATATCAAAGATTTAAAATCAAATATGAAATGTAGTGTATATGTAGAGATTGGTGTATTATATGGTGGTAGTATTATTGAACATATGAAAGATAAACAAGAATGTATTTTTGTTGGTATTGATCCATTTACTGGATATTATGGTAAATCATATGACCCACACAGACAAGTAGATTTAACAGACCATTTGAATATTGTTAAAAAAAATATAAATGACAATAATTCACATAAACATAAATATCATTTGTTAAAAGGATTTAGTCAAGATAAAGTAGAAGAATTTAAAAATTTAAATTTAAAAATTGATTATTTATTTGTTGATGGCGACCATTCATATGATGGAGTTATGAATGACTATAATAATTATTTTGAATTTGTTAATCAAGATGGTATAATAGTATTTGATAATTATAATGACGGTTCTTGGCCACAAGTAACTACAGCAGTCAATAAAATTATAGAATCAGATAAAAATATTGAATTAGTAGAAAAATATGGTAATTGTTGTGTTGTTAAAAAAATAATTGACTAAATATTTTTTTTTGTTTATTTTTATGTTAATTATATTATAATTGATAATATATAAAAATGAGTACTTCTCGCTATGTTCAGATTCGCCCAGACAACATTCCCTCATCTGGCAAGATTTCCTTCAAGAATGGTTTCCCTATGTTATCGTTTACTATATCAGCACAAGATGGATTACTTGACCCATCCACCATTCGTGTGACTGGTAAGTTTGCTGCATACAAAGATAACTTAACCACCCCAACCCCTATTAGACCAGCCGATGAATTAACTATGAATAATCGTCTTGGTATATATAATGTTATTGAATCGCTTACTGTTAGAAGCCAACGCAGCAAGCTCCAATGTGAGAGCATTAGACATTATTCAAAATTTATGAATTCATACCTAGCTATGACTAGCTCTCTGCAAGACCAGATGGGTCATCTTGGTGAGACATGTCTTATTATGCCTAACAGAGCAGCCTTCCAAGAATCAGTTGTTGAATCTCCAACCACTGATGTAGCACAGACTAATAGTTTTTCCTTCCATCTCCCTAGTGGCTTCTTATCGTCTGGTAATATGGTTGATTTGAGACAAGACGCATTTGGTGGTATTATTATTGAGATGCTTCTTCAACCAGATTCTAATGTTTTATTCAATCTTGATGGTTCACCAACTGGTATTGGAGATGCTCACTATGAATTATCTGATTTATTCCTTACTTGTGAAGTTAGTGATTTTGGTGATGATATGAGTAAGCCATCCACAACTGGTGCATATGAATTTAATACAATTACTTCTCTATATACTTCAATTAATTCTACCAATGCACAAATCCAGTATATGCTTGGATTAAGAAATGTACAATCTGCATTTATGACCTTTGTACCAGTTGCTAATATTAATACACTGACACAAGACGGACAAGCCACTGTTCAATTGTCTGGTGATGGTTCTACTGATACAGCATTGGCTCCAATTACTAAGGTCCAGTTCCTTAAGGGTGGTGTTAAATTTCCTGCGGACTTTGATTATAAAACAAATGTTGTTGACGATGCCAGCACTAAACTTGTTGACCCTCAGATTATTAGAAACTTTATTGATGCTGTTTTACCAGATTATACTTATGAGCGTATGTCCATCTCGCCAGTTAATTCTAACAGAGATTATAATATGACTACGACTGTAGCTGGTGAATTAGCATATATGAATATACCAGAAGGCGGAAGTGTATACGGTCTTGGTGTTAAGTATGGCATCGGTGGAGCTGGTGAAGATTTCACAACGGAGCAATTTGGTGTATCTATTGAATCCGACCTTAAATCAGACCGTCCAATGGGTGTCTATTTGTTCATAAAAGCTCGTGCTACTCTTGCCTTCAAGGACGGTTCGGTTCAGTTGTCTCAGTAAATTAATATTAACTTTCTATAAAAATAACTTTTTTAATTATATTTTTAATTTTTTTATTATATTATAATTAGTATAAAAAAAATGGACGTAACTAGTGATTACGATGGTGGCAGTGATATCCCGGACTTTGTTCAGTTGGATCAAATCCCTGCTAACTACGCACAGCGTTTAGAAACCGATTTACTTGAGCCAGTGGTCTTCCAGCAAGGAACTGGCACTACTGATGGATTTGCTAGATTCACTCTACAAAACAAGGGATTCCTACATTCCCATTCTAAAATCTTTATGGCACTTGCTCCACAAGAAGCCACATCTAGCTATTTTTTCGCACCAAATGTTGGTATTGGACAAGTTATTAAGAAGGCTGTATTAAAGGTTGGAAACAAGACTATTAATGAAGTTGATTCGTGGCGTAATTTATATGCTGTTAAATCTTCTCTAATTACTAATGAGAATAACAAAGAGCGTGAGACTTATCTAACTGGTCGCTGGCTTGCTCATGGATTTGATTATGATGATGATTCACGTGTTACTGCAGCATCATATGGTTTAGATAATGGTGTAGAATACCTTGGCACGGAACTTAATACTCCTTCGTGGGCTATTATGGATGGCTCAGCACCAGATGAATGCCCAAGTTACTCTATAGATTTATCGGATTTATTCCCTTTTCTAAAGGTCCATCAGCTCGGTTTATACTTATTCAAGAAACAAGTAACCATTGAATTAACTTTTGTACCAACTCAGCAGCAGCGTGCTCAGATTATATCTGGTGTTGTTGAATCAGATGTTCACATTGTTCGTGATGAATTAAAATTTTGTGCTGATTATATCTACTACGGTACCGGTGATGAGATGGCTAGATTCGCAGAAGCTAAGAAAGATATGTCATTCAGTTTTGTTGATTATAGAGTTATTGAAGCAACCACGAGTGTTGGAGCACTTGGTAGTGGTGTTATTCGTAATATTGGTATGGCTAACCGTTTGGTGCCCCGTGTTATTACTACAGTACCAAATGACACGGTTAATGAATCAAGTATAATGAGTAATCTAGTAAGTATCGCACCAAACCGCAGTGCATCTGGTGTTTCTGGACCAGTTAAGTTTAATCTTAGATATAATGATAGATTTGAATTTACTTCTGATATTGACAACAACGCTCGTCTATTCTCTATGACTACACATGCGGAAGGAGTACCACCATTTATCACACGTTCTGAGTTCTGCCGTGAAGCAGCCGCTGGAACTATCACAGACAAAGACTATGAAGGTCACGACCAGAAGACCAATCTGGAAGGTATGTTCTTCAATTTATCCACCAAGTTATCCAATGGACGTGTTGGACAGCGTGGCTTAGAAGTTCATTTATCTGGTACATTCCCTACGGCACAGCCTGACTTACTCAGATGTTATGCCGAGTTTGTCCGTGTGGCTCGTCTCTCTTCTGGATATCTTGAGATATACAATGCCTAAATAATCTTTTTTTTAATAATTCAAAAAAAAATAATATATACTTTATAATAAAATGGATACTCCAAAACATTATGATAAAAAGATAGAACCACGTGAATATATAACCGCAAATAATCTTGATTTTAATGAAGGTAATATAATTAAATATATATCAAGATGGAGAGAAAAGAATGGTATTCAAGATTTATTAAAAGCAAAAAATTATCTTGATTATTTAATTGAAGAAAATAAAGAAAAATAATCTTTTTTTTTAATAATTTGTTATTTAAAATAATAATCATATATTATTATATAAAATATGGATATTAAAACAGACGACTTAAAATCCGACATTGAAGAATCACGACCAAATGCTAAGGAATCAACCGTAAAACAATATTTGATATTGATTAAGAAACTACAAAAATTATTTGATACAGATGGATATGGTTTTCTTTCTGAACCAGATGAAGTATATGAGAAAATAAAAAACAATAAATTTACTAGTATTAGAAATACATATAATGCTATTATTATCACACTCATGGCTCTCAATAATAAAAAGGGCGATTATGATGAATTGATTGATAAGTATGGAGAACTCAGAGATGAATTGAATCAGCAATATGAAGATGACCAAAAGGCTGGTAAAATTAGCGAGAAACAAAAAGAGAACTTTGTTAAGTTAGAAGAATTAAAAAATATGATAAATAAAATGGCTGGTGAGATTAAGGAGAAGAATCTAAAAACAAAAAAAGAATTGACGGCCAAGGACCGTGAGCTATTGATGATGTATACTCTATATAATATGTTAATACTAATTCCTACAAGAAATGATTTTGCTGGCATGAAGTATATTAATAAAGCGACATATAATAAATTAAAAGAAGAAGATAAAAAAGAACGTAATTATCTTGTTAATCAAAAAGGTAAAATGTTTTTTGTTTATAATAAATACAAAACATCTAAATCATATGGTGAGAAAATAATTGATAGTCCAAAAGAATTAACAAAGATATTAAGAATGTATATTAAATTAACTAAAAAGAAAAGTGGTGATTTTATGTTTACCACATCAACCGGTAATCCAATATCTGCTAACGTTGGTTCACAGATGCTTTTAAAATATAGCAAAAGATATCTTGATAAGAATATATCCACAACAATGATTCGACATATTGTATTATCTGATAAGTTTGGAGACGTCAAGAAAGAAATGGCGGATATGGCAGAGAAGACTGGTCATTCTCCTGAGACTATGATGAATATATATGTCAAAGATAAAGATAAGATGGTTGATGCTGATGAATCAAATTAATTCCTTAATACCACGAGTATGTACGTATATTATATCTCTTGTTCTTTCGGTTTCATGGCCAAATTTATCGGTAATCATTCTTAAATAATAATCTCCCTTCGACCAATTTATCTTCCAATAAAAATATCTATCATTATGTATCTTCCAAACAATATAAAAATCACAACTACATTTATTCCTTTTATTATATTGATATGCACTTCTCATTTTAACTGCATCAAATATTAATGAATCTAATTCTTTTTCTTTAAAATAAAATTTACCATCAATATATTTAATATCCTTCCTAGTTTTTAATTCAACAAAAATATTATCACTATAAAAATCAAAGTGTGAGAAGATATCTTCTTGTTGTTTTAAATTACAATTAAATAATATAGATAATTGTTCTAATGATTCTTGTTCAGATTGTTTACCTTCAAGATAATTTTCAATAAACATTTTATAATATATCTAAGATATTATTTTGATAAAATTAAACGCGGTTATATTTTTTATATAATATAATATATAAAATAAAAATGGCAAGACAAAGACATGTTGATAATCCATTCAGTTCTGTATTAGAACACGGTTTATATTCATCATATAATTATTATAGAAGAAAGTATCCAAAAATTAAAAGAGAAGAAATCATTGATAGATGTATAGAAACAAGAATCAAACCAGATTATTTATTATGGCGTATAGAAAACGAAGAACAACCAAAAGATATTAGTCCATTTGATCCACCAGATGAACAAGTAATACATGAAGATAATAATTATATATTTTATAAAGATAAAGTATGGAGTAAGGACAGATTTAAATTAATCACATTTAAATATCATCCAAGAATAAAAAAAAGTAAAGCAAGACTATACAATAAAGAGAAAACAAAACATTTTACTTATATTTTAGGTACAAAACCGACATATGGCCAATAAAACAGTAATAAAAGTAGTTTATTAATCTATTATTATGACAATTTATACTTAAAGTTATAATAAATTTTAAAATTAATGATGAATATAGCCTATTTTTATAACAAATCAAGATTATTATATATGTTTTTATAATGTTTTAAGATTATTTATGCCTTTTTTTTAGCATCTGCTTGTGCTTGGGCTGCTTCTGCTCTTCTTTCATTTAATAATGTAGAAAAAGATTTATAACCAGGTACTTTATAAGATTGTATTAAAGCATTAAATGCATCATTAACCATTTTAAATTTTTCTTCATCGCCACCTTTATCTGGATGGAGTTTAGCAATAGATTTCTTTCTTATCTTTCTTAATTCATCCAATGGTACTAACATAGCACTTCCTTTACCCCCAAGTCTTTTATCAAATTCTTTTAATACTTTATAAACATTTGTTTTTTGTTTATATTTAGCAAGAAAATCAGCAACATATAATTCTCTATCTTTTTTAGCTATTAATGGTCCGGTTGGTGGCTGTTTTTTTGATCTCGGTTTATCTTTGGCTGCTGGTGGTGGTGCTGGTTTCTTTGCTGGTGGTTGTATTTTTTTTGTGCTTGATGGTGGTTTTATTTTTGGTGGTGGCACACTTCCCACACCTTTTCTTTGAAGTAATTTTGATTCAGATGATTTAACTGGTTTCTTTTCTGGCTTCTTTTTCTTCGATATTAAATCGTTTAATACAAACCCTAAATGTCTTTCGATCTGATTCCGTGTATATTCCAATTCACTGGGGGCTGTGCTTTTTCTATTATAATTGGGCATAGAAGATATATTTGATGATCTGATTTTTTCCGCAACAGAATTATAATATTTCAATAATTCCCTTCTTATTTCTATCTGTTTTTTATTTTTTTGATTTTCTATTTCTAATCTTTTTTTTCTAAATTGTTCAAATGAAGGATAACCCGCATCAATCATTATTTTAGCGTGTTGTTCATTTTTACCACCAGTGGGTGTGGGTGTTGCTTTCTTTGCTGGTGATTTAATCTTTGGTACATCTTTATCAACAGGTCTTACGTCATCTTCTTTTTTTGCTGGTTTCTTTTTCTTTGGTAATTTATCAAATCTTTCTTCTAATGAATTACTTAATGATTTTACTTTTGATTTTAATATTACCGCTTTTTGATTTTTTTTAATATAGTCAGAAATAAGTAATTGTGATATTGGTTCAACAAGGTCAGCCATCTTATCTAATTGTTTATCTGATTCTTTTTTAGCAGATTCAAATGTGCTAAACTTTGATAATCCTTTATCACCAAATGTATCAATATATTTAACATGAAGTTTAACATATTCATCTAATCTCTTTTTTGCTATTTCTTCTTTACCAACGGTTACACGCTTCTTACTTGTGCCTTTGACATCTATACCAGCTTTTGGTTTCTTTTGTCCATCAACACTAGAATCCCAATGACCAAGCTTTCTTAAATGTTTGATTGTTTCTGCTCTCTTCATATTTAATTTAATTGGCTTATCATTGAGTTTCTTATTTTTAATATATGTCCGCATATACGACAGGGTTGAATGGTCATTTGGTTTATCCATCTTGTTTATAATTAATTAAATAAAAAAAGTATTAATAAAAAATAATTAATAAATATATATATACACA